CACATCATCGAATCTATTTTAGTGGACACATCGCATCAGTTTACTTTTGGGCTTACCAAAGAAGATTATTATTATAAACACAAAATTTTTGATTATATTTACAGCTTAGGTGACTGTGAGGTCGTAAAGGTCTCAGATGTCTGTAGTGATGAGACAAGGGGCAAATTTATTAATTTTGTCACTGAGTTCATTGTTGAGGGCTACGCTGGACTTAATGGCTTTGAGCTTCTGTTTACGCCAGATTATAAAGCCTTTTATAAAAAAGTTAATGGAACTAGAAATATTGTAGAATACAATGGCTTATAATGAGAATCAAATACGTGAGGCAAAGGTATTAATCATAGATAATATGGTTAATGGAGATAGCTTAGTTAGTATTATAGAAAAAAACCCACAAATACCCAGAATAAGAACAGTTTTTAACTGGCTGAATTCGGAAAATAATTCTTTTGATCCAGAGTTTTTGCGCAACTATGCGCGCGCTCAGGAAATAAGGGCAGAGAGGGAGTTCGAGGAGATAAAGGCCATAGCCGATAATCAGGAAAAGGACGTTTATTACGACAAGGACGGCAACGAGTGCGTCGATCATAACGTTATAAATAGGTCGAGATTGATGGTCGACGCCAGAAAGTGGAGGATCGCAAAAATGCAGCCAAAGAAATACGGAGACAAGCTTGATATCACTTCTGGAGAGAAGCCTATTAATGATAAACCTTCATTCGTGTTCATCGATAAGCGCAAAAAATAACGCATTTCATCGAAAAAGATATATTATTTTAATTTATTCGCCGAATATTTATTATATTTACATATCGTTAGGAACTAACCTGCGATTTAATTCATATTGATCATGGACGAAAAATTAGTAAAAGAGCTTGTAAAAGCTGAGAAGAGAGTAGCTTTTTGGATCGGCGCACTTGTAGGGCTTTTAATTGGTATGGCTTTGTGCGTTGGCCTCTTTTTTTATCAAGCTTCACTTGTTTAATTTATAACCCCTGAATAAGGGGTTATTTTTTTATTATATTTGCTAAAAAAAAAATGACCCCGCAACTAGAGTTTTCAGACAAGTACAAGCCTCTCCTGGATCTACTTCTGGCTAAAGAGGTGGTCGAGGGCGACGGGTTCTGGGAACTGCCAGAGGCTACCCGCTTCTGGTACACCGAACTTTATTTCGTTGACACCGTCCTCGTCTCTGGCGGCCGTGACTCTGGTAAGACGTTCGCCCTTGGGTGCGCCGTCGGGGTGGCCACGAGCCAGTTCGAGCATAGGGTACTCTACACCCGACAGACCATGGCGTCGACCGCGAACTCCATAGTAAAGGCTCTTGACAACCGCTTGGAAATGATGGGCATCGACGGGTACTATGTTTTTGCGAACAACGAGTACACTTCTACGCTGGGCAAAGGAGTTATATCGATAACGGGACAAAAGACCTCTAGCGGAACGCAGACCGCTAAACTTAAATCGATAGAGGACTATTCCATGTTCATCACGGACGAGGGCGAGGAGCTTTCGGGGTTCGATGAGTGGAACAAGATAAAGCGCTCCATGAGGGCGCAGGACGTTCAGTGCCTTTCTATAATTTCATTTAATCCACCTACAAAATCACATTGGTTATACGAAAAATTCTACGAGGGTATCCCGTCGGGCTTTAACGGCATACGCGACAACGTGCTGTACATACATACGACCTATCTTGACAACGGTCAGGAAAATATGGCCGCCCACAACTGGACGGAATACGAACAGCTACGGGAATCCTACGAGTATTACCTCAGCCTTTCGGAGGCCGGGCAAAAGGCCGCCCCTAAAAAACTGGTCAACGAGTACAAAGAATATAAATATACCATACTTGGGGGCTTCAGGCCAAAGGCAGAGGGCGTAATATTCGACTATACCATAGGTGATTTTGTCGAACCAGAGTACGGCGTCGTGTACGGAGCTGACCAAGGCTGGACGCACCCGTCTACCGTGGTCAAGGTCAACGTCGATAAGAAGCAACGGAAAATCTACGCCAAGCAGATCTATTATGAGACCGAGAAGACCGCCGCCCATATATACAGGGCCATTAAGGATGAGGTCGGGTTTACGCGCATCTGGGTGGATTCGGCCGCCGCTATGTTCGTGGGCGACCTGAAGGAAATGGGTCTAAATACCAAGGGAATAGGGGTAAAACCCAAGATAAAGGATTCCATCACCGCAATGTTGGGCTACGAATTGATTATTGAAAAAAATTCCTTAGATTTACAAAGTGAACTGAACCTTTACAGGTGGAGCGACAAGGCCAAGGAAGAGCCTGTAGACGAGAATAACCACGCCATTGATGCGCTGCGATACGCTTTCGTTATGAAAATGCGCGAAAGGATAGCGCAGCCGTCGGCATAATATATTGATTATGGAGAATTTATTTACACATTTGGAACAAGGCGGTATGATAGTCAGCAGCTCTGAATGCACGGAGGTCGAAATAAGGGAGGCTCGGGCTTATGGCCGTTTCTTTGTTAACGAAAAAGGCTACGGGTTTGTTTATTTTACGGAAATTAAAACCTTAAAACAATGAGCAAATACAATTCAGTAAAAAAATTAATACGAAAACGTTCGTTCGTTTTTGTAACGATATGCCTGAGCCTTGTTTTTTGGGCGGTCGTGATAGCGTATTTATTGATCACATTAATATTTTAAAAATGGCAAAGAGAAAGCTAAAACTAAGGGATCTGGGACGCGGTCATATCAGGGCGTCGTTGCTTCGGTCGTTCCCGTTTTTGAAAAACAAGTACCGAGAGCTGATGCCCGATGAGCTGAACGACGAGGACGTTTTTAAAGAGCTGTTCGGTGACGGGGCAAAGGTTGAACTGTTCAAATTAAGGGCTGTATATGAATTTCAGAGATAAGAACGATATAAACTATTTCAAGTTCCTTGAAGCGACCGCCGATATAAACGAGGGCAGCGACCCGACCCATATAATCGAGAGCGTCTACAACGTGTTCAGACCTAGTAACATGAACCGTTTTTTAATTGCGCTTGAAAAGGAGGGCAGGCTAAAAAGAAAGTTCAATATTGACCTGAACTTTAGGACGGCGGGCGCGTTCATAGATGCCGACACCTATAGGCGTGACGGCGATGTACTGGAAATGTTCGGTTGTATATTGAGGCCACGGCGCAAATGGTATCTGTTCAGGAGACATAAGGTCGAGGAGCTTTCCCTTAGAGAGGCGCAGCACGTCCTAAAGGAGTGGGGCATATTTCTGGAGAATATCAAAACGAGGTACGAATATATTTACAATCCACCGATAAGGGTGCGTGCGGGCGAGACCACGCAGGGAACTATAGAGCGCCAGGCGTTTGCCGAGCATTACGGGGGTTACGCTGAAATGGTCTACCTGATAGCATCGGCGACCAATAGGGACTTTAAATCCGTGTTCCTTGACGATATGGAGTATTTTCTTTTTTGGGGAGAATATCTGTTGAGAAAAAGGGATGTTGAAAATATTAAATAAACAATCATGAGCTACAACATAATAAAAGTTGAGCGTGATATTTATGACACGATCCAGGAGATAGAAAATTTAGGAGCTGACGAAAGGTTGACCAACGCCCAAATCAAGATGCAAGAGGCGCGCGCCCTGATCTCTGATTACGTGGACGAACAGTTGAACAGCGGAGTATATGTCCGCGACTAACACAAAAGAAAAAATGAACGAAATTTCAATACTTAACGATTTTATTATAAGCGAATTCCAGTCGAACGCTCTCGTAAACACTATTTCAATTGTTGAGACGGAGACAATTGACCTCAACAAAGAAAACATTTACCCGCTCGTAAACGTCGACCTATTGGACACGGACGTGCTTGACGACGCTATAATAGCATCGTACACCATGACCATCGTACAGGCTCGTGACATAGTGCCTCGCAAGACAGATAGCAAGCTATTATCGGACACGAACTACATCGACAACATAAACGAAACGCATTCCATAGCGGTGCGGTTCATTAACGTTTTGAACCGACGGGACAATGGCGAAAACATCGGTCTGTACAACCTCGGCTCTTTAAGGGTTCTTAAGGACTGGAGGAGCGGGCTTGACGGCGTTCAGTTTGAGATAGACCTGTATATATCTAACTTGGGTACAAGCTGTTAGTTATGGCCGAGGACAAAAAAAAAAGACTGGATGAAAAGGAGATACGCAGGATAGCCCAAAAGATAGTCGATATCTCCAAGGCTTCGGCACGTGTGGACACTGGCGCTTTAAAAAGGTCTATTTCTTATACTTATGTAAAAAAAACGATTATATTTAGGCAGATATATTACGGGCAGTTCAAAAACAATTCACAACTGGAGAAAAACGCGGCAAGGTTGGTGCCCAACGGCGTGGCATGGAAGATCATCTATACGGCCTTTGGTGGCGAAACGATAGAAGTGGGGCGTACGCGGACGGGTCGGGCTAGCCAAAGGAGCGTAGTAAGCACGCTATTGAGCGGTTCGACCACTGCGATAAAGAGACTAATAGCTAGAAACAAGGCGAAACGTGGCAAAACGAAGGACTAAAATACAGATTGACGCTGACAGGATAATCAAGGACAAGCTTAATATCATAGGGGAAAAGGCCTATGAGCAGGCCAGGGCCAGATCTAGGGTCGATACGGGTCGTTTGCGGGATTCCGTAAATTTCATGGTCAAGCCAGATACAACGCTTACGCTTGCTCAGGTATATTACGGAAAATATCAAGACCCTAACGAACTGATAGTGGCCATCCGCGACAACGTGCCAGAGGGGACTAAATTGATAATAACGGAAATCAACGACCAGCTTTTAGCTCCGTTCAAAAAAGAAAGAAAATGAAATCAAAAATAGAGATTGTTTTTAACAATATACCAGATGTAGGGGCTGAAATAACCTTCGTAGATTCGGCATACCCCTCGACAAACATAAAGGCAATATTTGCGACCGTGCCTACGCAGCCTTATGAGGTGGCAAGGTCTATAAGCGCATTCGACGCCGCCCTTTATTATTATTTCTACCTAAGGAACAATTTCTCTAATTCGCAGTACACCATATCCATTCAGAACGGCATAGCGGTCGTAACGGTCGAATCGGATAATCCCGATAGCCAGTTTTCGGAGACCGTCAACACGTCGGCAGGAAAGATAACGGTCAACATCTCGAACGCATCGGGATCTGGCGTACCTACGACGCTGGACGTTGGCGCAAGAACCGACATAAGCACGGCCGCACAGATAACACTGTGCAACAGCCCCGTACACATACGCCTACAGAACGCTTCAGCGGACAACACTATAGAGAGCGCATACGTTTACCTATGGATATGGAACGGGTCGCAGGACAGTACATTAAACAGCCCTAACCTGACGCTGTTCAAAAAGAAGGTATCTGCAAGCGACACCTATATAAATTTCCAGATCGCCGATTACCTGAAGGCCTTTATCGAAAACCCGTTGAACGCCCCCAACACCAACCAGCCCAATTTTGTCTACAATGAGGCTACGTCTCCAGCCATAACGGGGCTTGGTGTTTTTTGGCAGATACAGGCCGATATCACATCGAGCGGCACGACCGTTCGTACAGATTACGGCACGAACTTCGCCACGCTTGGCTATCGATGGAACTACGAGCAGAACGCCATAGGCAACAACGGGCTTTCGGACGGTGGGTCTACGGGTTTTATAGAGGGTTCTGAAAAATGGTACAATAGTAAAATTCCCACATACATAGAACAATCGTTCGACCTTACCAAGACCGTGGCGACCGCTACCGCTGGCAACATGGTGGTTACCACGCCAGTCGTGCCGCCAGCGGCTTGGAAAAGATGCTCTAGGGATTCGTCGCTGATAGTCTATATCAATAAGGTCGGACTGTGGGCGATGTTTACGCCCCACGGTAAGATAACCGTAAACGGCGATATTGATTACGACGAGCAGAACAGGTCGTACAGGGATCCCCGAGAGGTGGACAACACCTATTCGCATTCAAAGCTAAGGTCGGCCATTGACGTGGACCAGGAATATGTCATAAACACGGGGTCGCTTACCGAGTCCATGGTCAACCAGGTCGAGCAGATAATATACTCCCCCAAGGTCTACCTGATACTATTTAGCGGCGACGTACAGGCCGTCACAACGGTCGGCATTACGATAGACAGCACGTTTGTTACCATTGACGACACGAACATCACTATTGACAGCGCAACGATAACAGAGGAGATGCTAGGCATGCTAAAGTCGTTCAAACAGATTCCCGTTGTCCCCCTTGATAAAACATTTGTAAGAAAAACACGACTTAACGATAAGAACGAAATAAACTATAACCTAAAGTTCGGAGAGACAACAAATAAAATCCTAGATATTCGATAATATAATGGCCAGTATCATAACCGAAATATACGTAAGCATTGACGGGCTTGAGTTCGTTAAGCTCGACCTTCATAAAGATGAGTCGGTCAATATGAAGTACACGCAAAAAGACCTCCAGGATCTATCCAAGATATTTGCGCCCTATTCTCAGGGCTTCACGTTTCCAGCGACCCCAAAAACCAGGGCTGCTTTTGGTTTTTTCGGTGATACCGAAGTCATAAAGGTGAACAATAAGGCTAAGTTTTCGGCAAAATCGTACATCAACGGGGTACTGAACAATACGGGGTTTATAAAATTATCAAATATATCCTATAAGAACAACAAACCGCAGGACTTTACGGGTTCTTTTGCCACGACCATGACCGATTTAAAGAGCAGGATAGGCGACGACCTTATATCTGACCTATCCGATGAGCCTGCTATCGTGAAATGGAGCATAGAGGGCGTCCAGAATATGGTAAAAAGCTTGCAGTCCGTTATCGCTGGGGGCGTAAACATAAGGTATTTCGTTCCATTGGTATCCATTAATAGGGTGTGGGGCTATGAAAATACGGATAACAGTACGCTTCTGGACAACGTGGCGTACAGGGAGAGTGCCGACCTCAGCGGAACTAACCTTATTAGGCCTGAGGAGCTGCGGCCTGCGATATCCTACGCCTCTTTAATGGATCTTATCAAAAAAAAATACGGACTATCCATAATATCGCCTCTGGAGGACAGGGAGGAATATAAAGATTTAGTGGTGTGGTGCAACGCAGAGCGTATATCAAACAACGATTTTCAGTTGCTCCACGTTATCAGGCCTTTCGGGTCGCTGAGGTGGTACGGGGCAAAGAACGAGGGCGGCATACCCGACCCAAAGAAATACACCGTATCGACCAACCTGACCAACAATACGTTTACGGTCCACAAGCGACCAGAGCCATTCAGCAACTCATCTAACTATGTTGAGAAGGCTTTTCGGTTTCGTGTCAAGTTCAATTCGGTTTCCGTCACGGGGGATGCGGAAAGCCCAGAGGTGAGCGTACAGTACGTAAGGGTATCGGACGGCGTTGTGCTTGCTACGGATACTTTTGCGATGGAAAATGGTACGTTTGACTGCGTGACACAGATAGACGACGCCCTGTTTGGCGGGCTTGACGACCTTGAGTTCTATATCAATGTAAAGTTCGAGCAGCCGACCAGTTGGTCAACATGTGACTACCGTGTGTTTTTTAGGTATTATGACGGTAAAACTGGTTTCCTCAAAAAAGAATATGCTTGGTACTACTATGATTCGCTGAACAACAACAATTCAATATTCATGTCAACGGACAGCGTAGACCTATTGAAGAGCCTTCCGGAAATGAAGGTGGTCGATTTCCTTAGCTCGCACTTCAAGGCGTTCAATATATCCGTACTCGACACGTCCCCGGACAACGACGACCTATACTGGTTGACGCCGCAGGACATCGCCTCCATCGGCAAGGTCTATTCCAAGGCCGTGCTTGACTATACGCGATATGTGGAATCTAAGGAACACAATAAGGAAAAGCCCAACGATTTCAATTACTACAACTTCAAGCATGCCACGAGCGAATATTTTTCCAACAAAAAATATGCCGAGGCATTTGCGTTGCAATATGGTCAGGTGTCATTTCCAGAAGAGAAGCCCGATGATATAAACGAGTTTAAGGTAGAGACGGCCTTTAGTATCGTTCCACCAGTTTTGATAAAAGGGACGGGCGTATATACCGCTTACGGTTTTACGGGCGATTCCCCAGAGGTCGTGGATACGGGTGAGACAAGGTACACGCCCAACTATAACGAGCTTACGCTGTTCTATTCGCACGGCTCGACCAATTGTGTGGCGCTTGGGATGCTGGGCGTTATCGTAAAACAGACAGCCCCGTACACCTATACCAAGACCGTTGGCGTCTTTGCGCTGACATCGTACATTAAGGTCATGCCGTGGAGCAGGTCGGGGCGTTCGCTCGGTTTTTCGGTACTGAAGGAAAGCGGAAACGAGTACACCGACAGCCTGTACTCCAGATATTATGCAGAGCAGACCGCAAGATTATTGGATGCCAACGTGCTTAGTCAAAAATTCAGCCTGATTTTACCGCCCAATGAGATATATTTGAACGAATCAACGACCGTTCAGGGAGCTGGGGCGACGCCTTCGGGATTTAGATTGCAAAATGATATAATAATCGGTGAAAACCTGTTCAGTATAGTTGACGCTACCATAGACCAAACGACTGGAAAAACAAAAATTACCCTCTTAAACTATTGATGATGGCAGAAGATAACAACGATATCGAACAAAAAATAAAGCTGACCTACGACACCAACGCAAAAAAAGCTGCGAAGGACGTTGACAGGCTCGATGATTCCATTGAGAAAACTGTGGAATCACAAAAGGAAAGCACCAAGCAATCCAAGAAGCAGAAGCAGGGACTCGATGACCTTGGGGGCGGCATCGGTAATACTATAAAGGGCTTTAAGGGGCTTATCAAACAGGCGTGGCTATTGGTCGCCAATCCCGTGGGGCTTGTCATAGCTGCCGTAGCCCTTGCGCTTACGGGGCTGTTCAAGGCGTTTACGTCCACTAAAGAGGGCGGCGAAAAGTTCGATCAGGTCATGGACGGTATATCGGCCACTATAGACGTCGTCAGGGACAGGGTGCTTAAGATTGCGGGAGCTATCGCCAAATTCTTTTCTGGTGACTTTAAGGGGGCAATGGCAGACGGCAGGGCAGCTGTTTCTGGTTTTGGTGCTGAGGTTGCCAAAGAGTTCCAAGAGGCAGCGAATGCCCGTAAATCGTTACAGGAGGTTGCCGATGCCATGCGGGATTTGGGCGTAGAGAGGGCTAAGCTCAACAGGGATCTTGTCGAGGCAAAAGAAATTATAGACAGCGAGAATGCCAGTTATGCGGACAAGGTCAAGGCCATCGAAAAAGTCCAGAAGGCCGAAGAGGAGCAGACGGCCAAAGAGCTTGCCAATGCCCAGAAAAAGGTCGACGCAATAAAGGAGCAAAATAGATTATCGAATAGTCAAGCACCTGCCCTACAGGAATTAGCCGACGCAGAGACAGCCCTGTACAACATTCAGGAGAAGTCCGCAAGCGACAGGATAAAAAATATCAGGCTACAGAAAAAAGCGGACGCAGAGGAAAAATCCAGATTAAAGGAGCTGACCGCCGCCCGTCAGGAAGCGGCCAAGGAACGCGCCAAGCTTAACGAAGAGGAGCGCAAACAGATTGAGGCCTTGGCGGCACTGAAATTGTCCGAGGAGGACAAAGCCCTAAGAGCCTTGCAAGACCTTAACGACAAGACCGAAGAGGAGAAGCTTGTCCGTAAAAAAGAGAGGGATTTAGCGGAGATTGAGGCTTTAAGGCAAAAAGGCATAGACGTTCGCAACCTTTTGATATACAATGACGAACTTTACAACACCCTAGAAGATGAGCTAAGGGATAAAAGACGCCTTGAAAAAGAAGAGCAGGACAAAAAAGCGGCCGAAAAAGAACTAGAGGAGAGAAAAAAGTTTAACGATGCACTGGTCGAATTCGAAAAAAACAGGCTGGAGCAGGAAAAAGCTATACAGAACGCAAGGGAAGGACTGCTTTTTTCAGGGCTTAACGCCCTCAGCAATGTTTTCGGAAAAAACAAAAAGATACAAAAAGGTATTTTGGTGGCCGAGAACGCTGCGGCACTTGCCAAAGTGACCATGAACACGGTAGAGGCTGTTTCCAAGGACAATTCAGCGTCCCCGCTCACGTTCGGTATGCCTTGGTCAGGGGTACATATAGCTCAGGGCGCAATTGGTGCGGCAAATATCATATCATCAACGGCAGCAGGACTTAAAGCCCTTGGGGGCGGGTCGGCCGGGTCTGCCCCGAACATCGGTACGGTAAGGGGCGGCGGTGCTTCGGCAGCCCCACAGGTGGGTTTTCAGGCGTCTAGCGAGAACCAGGTAGCCACTACCATAGCGGGCAATATTAACGAACAGCCACCGGTCAAGGCCTTTGTCGTTACCAGTGAGGTCACTACGGGACAGGCCTTGGACAGGAACGCCATTGATTCAAATAGCTTTGGCGGTTAAAACATTTTGTTAAATATTTAACATTGACAAAAAAAAACGATATATTTGTTAAAATTTTATTATGTTTGTTAAATAATGAAAAGGTACGAACTAAAATTAGCGGACGGGGGCAAGGGCGTTTTTAAGGTAAGCGTCGTAAAAGACCCTGCCATAGAAAGCACCTTGGTGTACTTCTCGAAAGAAAAAGAAGAGGTATTGACATTTACGGACGAAGAAAAACGGGTAATCTACTCGGTCGTCATGCGTCCTGACATGGACATCTTCAGAAAAAACATTAACGGTGAGCCAGCGAACGTTTATTACACAAAGGACACCGTCGAAAAAGCCCAGATAAACTACTTTAGACAGAACGGCAACGCCGCAACGAACATAAACCATTCCGAAATAGCCGACGCCGAGGGGATATTTCCCTTTGAAAGCTGGATAGTGGCAGATGCAAAGACCGACAGGGCCGTTAATTTTGGCCTTGACGTACAGGACGGCGATTGGGTGATGGGGCTAAAGGTGGACAACGATGAGCTTTGGAAAGAGCATATAAAAACAGGTAAACTTGACGGGTTTTCCATCGAGGCCACAAATATT